TTCGGGGAGGGGGGTTCTAGTGGTCATGGTACACATTTGCTTTGTGCTCTTCCACTGATGCTGTAGTTTTGTCAGCATCCCAACTGGAACCTACTGTTCTTTCGAGCAGTCGTTTCCGCCAGAAGCGGAGAAGTTATTATGCTACCAGCTCCATCAAACCAGGTGGGTTCATTTCGAAAGTTAGATATTTTTGATCAAACTTATCGTCTTGTTTCCACCGATGGAACTGAGTCGGGCTACACCGAACATACAGTTATTGAAACTGATGCTTGGGCGAAGTCTCCGACTGTGCGTAATAACTGGAGGGTCTTAAAAGGGCGACCTTGGCGAGATCCTTCCTCCTATTCTCGAAAAGTCATCAAGTACAGGTGGATCCGCGGATCTCACTCGAGGCCATTTCCGTCTAACCCTACGGGGCAGACGGAATACTTCGATGGAGTATTCTCCGGACCTAACCCTGCGGATTTTAATCCACATTGGATGGCCAAAGAAATAGGGGTTCAAGACACCGATGCTTATAGACAAGCTATCACTGAGTGTCTGCTGAAACTCAACGACAGTAAGGCCAAAGTTGGCCAATACTTAGCTGAGTCTCGGCAATCCGCTAACATGATCGCGGATGCGGGTACTGACCTCCTCACGCTTTTACTTAAGGTTAAGCGTGGGGACCTTAAGGGGTTACCATTGAATTATGGTGTCCTTAGCCGCAAGGCTCGGGATTACTACCTTCAATGGCAATTCGGTTGGAAGCCGCTGTGTATGGACATCTACGGTCTATATGACAATCTCATAAACAGGCTACCTATACAGCCCTTTCTCAGTGCTTCTCGCACTGTAAAGACGCCGTATAATTATAGCCTTCCTTATGGGGGTCACGACTGTAAGGTGAACATTAAGCATACGGATACATGTAAACTCTGGGCATCGCTTAGCGAACAAACGTTAGCGACTGCTCAAAGCTATGATGTAATAAACCCGCTCTCACTGACGTGGGAGTTGGTTCCGTATTCCTTTGTTGTCGATTGGTTTGCACCTATCGGCAACACACTCGCGTCATTAACCGCTACTGCGGGTCTGGATTTCATCGGTGGATACTCTGGTCAGGTCCGTGAAGGCACAAATATTATTGAGTGCTTAGCGGGCCATGTAGAACAAGAATTCTTTTTCTACACCAGAGCTGCCCATAGTGATTTCCCACAAGTGGGATACTATGGAAAACAGAATCCACTAAATCTGGATAAGGCCACAAAACTTTTAGGTCTCTTATCGCAGCTGTATTAATACAGCATAACAATATTCCGTACATTCCGTACGGATGTAACCCGGGACTAATAGATCCCATAAGGAGCATATATGCCCCAGCTTGCGAACATTGTCCTCCAGGATAGTGCAGCTACCCCCGTGGATCACACGTATACCCCGCGCGACATCGTCGATGGCGTTGCGACTGTGATCGAAGGGAGTGGAGTTCCCATTGGAGACAATTCTGTCTCTTGGTCGCTCCGGAAGACGCCCAGCGGTCGATACAAAGGTATCATCCGCGCGCGCTTCCCGATCGTGCAGACTCAGACTATTAACGGTGTTTCGACTCCGGTTGTGGTCCGTCAGGCAAACTGCGAACTTACTGTCAACTTCGATGCTACCAGCACCGAACAAGAACGTAAGGACGCATGCCGCCTGATGCAGACCATTCTCCGTTCGTCGAACCCGGCTGTCTGGGACTGCTTCACGAAGCTTCAGGGTGTGTACTGACCTTGCGGACAGCACTCACTCTGGTCACCCTCGCGGTGATTATAGTCATGGCAAGTTTAACTGCCTTGGCAATATACTTGGCATTCCTATCCACCTCAGGTGATAGGAGCATAAAGGGATACCCATATGCTCAAGTCGAAACGCGCGTTTCCACACGGGAACGCGAATTTCAAGCTCCGGGAAGATCTAACTCCCCTTCTACGCGAACTGATTCAGGATCTTCCTTCTTCTGAGAAGGTTGATTATCTGAAATCAGAAGTGTTCTCAAAATTCGTATCTTCAGATACAGCACCTGCTAAAGTTCGCCAATCTCGTGCGATCTTTAAATGGTTATGTACTGAAATGAATAATGAGGCCACGAATGATCGATTACTTGCAGTTAGCCCCGAATATCAAATAATACCCGGGGTGCAGTATCAATCATTCATGTCGCGTGTCCAGTCCATCGTTATCGATGTCATTGGCGAAAGCGTACCCGAGAAAGCAGTCTTCGGACTGTATTCCTCAGGTGCGTCCACGAGTAGGGTCCGTACTGAATCACACTCTAGTGATAAGTACACCGGTAAAGCACATATTACTGAAAGAGCTATACAATGGTTTGATTCCTTGTTATCAAGGTCTCAATTATTATATATCTCGCGGCGGTTTGGTGGGTACCAAATCGTCGACAGTAACGTGATGTTCACTGTTCCTAAGAACACTGAAATCGATCGATGCGCTTGCAAAGAACCCGATTTCAACATGTATTTGCAGAAGGGCGTAGGTAATGTTATTCGTAATTGCCTACGGAGGGTCGGTATTGATCTTAATGATCAATCACGAAACCAATCCTTAGCTCGGATTGGGTCCCTCAATGATAGTCTAGCTACGCTAGATTTATCGTCTGCAAGTGACTCCATTTGTCGCGAGTTTGTTTTCCAAGCTCTTCCAATCGCTTGGTTTACCTACCTCGATGACATACGTTGTCACTCCACGGTCATCCCTGACCAGGGTATACATGTCAATCAGATGTTCTCGTCTATGGGCAATGGTTTTACTTTTGAGTTAGAATCATTGCTCTTCTATGCTGTTGCGAAAGCAACCGCATATTTTACGGGAACACCTGGCACTATATCTGTGTATGGTGACGATATTATCGTCCCAACTCAGATGTATCAAGATCTCATAATTGCCCTGGAGTTTCTTGGCTTTTCGGTTAACACCGATAAGTCCTTTGGCTCCGGGACATTCCGTGAGTCTTGTGGCGGTCACTATATTAGTGGCCGTTGTGTAACCCCGTTCTACATTCGGAAACCAATTGAGACCTTACACGATCTTATCTGTATAGCAAATGCTATTAGGAAATGGTCGAGCATCGATCTCAATACCCAATCCTTCTCACTCATGGATTCTATCCTTGATGAAGACGGATACAGGTTGTGGTGTTTGCTTGCCACAAAGGTTCCCAAATGCTTTTGGGGTGGTTATGATGTTGAAGATAACACCAGGCTCGTTTCGTTCTGGAAGCCGCATAAGTCAAAAAGACTTGTGCCGAAATCTAGAACTAAGCGAACCGGGCTTGGCGGTTACCTCTTCTGGCATAACTTAAAGGAGCTCAGCCCTAATGCGGCGTCTGTTAGGACGTCCACGTTATCTGTCTTCACAGGCAGGTTTCGCAGCCTTCGGGTTACATGGGATGAGAAAGTGGCCGCACGCATATTCGCGAGTGAAATACTCGAGGATATGAGTCCGGGTTAGCGTAGCAATTACGCTGCTTCCTCATTAAGTTGAGGTGGGTTTGGAC